TGCCAGATGGATAGGTTTTGGTTTGGCTATGTTAAGTGTCTTTATATTATCTAATGCCAATATAGCAACACAATGGGTAGGTTGGTCTTTAAGTGTAGTATCTTGTAGTATGTGGATATATTTTGGCTATAGAGATAGAGATTGGGCAAGAACTTTAATGGAAACAATGTATCTTTTAATGAGTATGAGAGCAACTTATAATTGGTTAACAATATGATATTAGTAGATTTAAACCAAGTTTTAATATCTAACCTTATGGCACAAACCAGAGGTAAGTCAGATGTAAAACCAAATAAAGATATGATACGTCATATGGTGTTAAACTCTTTGAGAGGTTTTAATATTAAGTTTAAAGATGAATATGGTCAAATGGTATTATGCTCAGACGCAGGTGATCCTTGGCGTAGAGAAATCTTTCCTAATTATAAACACGGTAGAAGAAAAAGTCGTGTAGAAGGACCATTTGATTGGGATAATATATTTCAAATCATTACAGAAATTAAAAATGAAATTAGAGATAATTTTCCATATGTAGTAATGTATGTAGAGAATTGTGAGGCAGATGATATAATTGCTACACTTGTTAAACAACAGACAGAAACAAAATATTTAATAGTTTCAGGTGATAAAGATTTTATACAACTTCAACATTATGGTAATGTGTATCAATTTAGTCCTTTATTAAAAGGTTATATCGGTGAACAAGAAGACCCAATACAATTTTTAAAAGAACAAATTATAAAGGGTGACAGATCAGATGGTGTACCAAATGTATTAAGTGATGATGATATATTTTTAAGAGATGAAAGACAAAAACCGATCAATAAAAAAAGAATGACTGAATTTTCTAACATAGAAAGAAATGCTACTATAGAAACAGAAATTAAAAACAATTATAATAGAAATAAGACACTTATTGATCTATCGCAAATACCAGAACACATAGAAAAAAGAATTATAAATAGTTTTAATGACTATGAAGTAAAAAGTAGGACGCTACTTTTACCATACTTCATAGAAAATAAACTGAAATCATTGATTGAAAATATAAATGATTTTTGAAAACATATATATGGAGAAATATAATGGTTGAACAAAACCCTAACCTAATGAGTAAGAGAGCGATGACAGCAGCTGCTTCTACATCAACTAGAATCAGACCTACTGTACACGAAATTTTTACAAAGGTTAATAACGCAAAAGATAAACCGAAAAAGATAGATGTATTAAGGGAGTACGATAGTCCTTCTATAAGACAACTATTAAAAGGTGCTTTTGATCCAAAAATAACGTGGGATTTACCTGATGGTATACCACCTTATATGGCGAATGAGGCTCCTATTGGAACAGAACACACTTACCTCGAAGACGAAGCAAAAAAGTTGTGGCACTTTATTAAAGGTGCTGACGATCTACTTTCAAAAACTCGTAAAGAAACATTGTTTATACAAATGCTTGAAGGTTTACATAAAGACGAAGCAGCTTTATTAATTAATATTAAAGAAAAAATGTTAAATAAAGTTTATAAAGGTCTTACCGAATCAGTAGTAAAAGAAGCATTTGGTTGGAATGATGACTTTGTAAAACCTTAGTTTTACTTGTTTTTTAAGGGGGTGCGACAATCTGTACTCCCTTAAATTATTGATTTTATTCATTTTTTTCTAAAAAATTTTAGTTGACATTGACGTTAAGATAGTATATACTAAATAGTATATGAAAGTGAGGTTTATATTATGAAAAAATATTTGATTACTATAACTATAATTTTAGCGACATTATGGTTTGCGTTAACTGGTTTTATGAACTCGGTTATGGCAAATGATTATAACAAAGCTGTAGTTGGTCATATTGTACAATCTAAAGCAAATGGTACAAATGTAGATATATCAAAGTTGATGGAAAAAGAACTTGAAAAAGTTGCTCATCAATTTGCTTTAGAATCTCTTACAATTATTCAACAATACTTACCAACTATTTTAGATGGTATATTGGCTGAAATGAGAATGAAAGCAGATAAAGAGTACAAATGTGCTTTACTAAAAGATTCTAAAATTAAAGATAAAGCTTGTGAATAATATATTAGAATATTATATTTTGATATTATCTTACATAGATAAGGAACTTTTAATTTTAATATTATTTGGAATTATTTTTACATTATTAATGTGTATTAAAGAAACAATATTTAAAAAAATTAAGGTAAGGAAAACAAATGTTAAAAAGGAAAACGAGTAAGAGTATGAGAGTAAAAAAGATTCTTAAACGTGAACTTTCGAGTCGTAATAAGTACCGAACAACATATAAAGACATTAAAAAATATTTTAAAATTATTAATAAAGCAATCTTTAAAAATATATTATCACCATTTAATGAAATTAAAATAAAAGAAATTAGAGACCCAAAATTAAAATGTTATGGGCAAGTAATTGCCTATGAATGGAAAAGAAAAGGCACCAGAGTATATCATTTAGAAATGTTGCCTACTTATAGAAATAAAAAAGAATTTGTGGACACTTTAGGACACGAAATGGTCCATCTATATCAAATGGCAAATGTAGGTGACACTGGAAATCATAATAAATTATTTTACAGTTTTAGACCTAAATTAAATGCCATAGGATTAGACTTATAATGAGAGGAATATATAATGAAAAGAATAGTGAAAGAACTCGATCCCTACCTAAAAGCTAGAATCGGTGAAGCAATAATACAATTAACCGAACTAACAAAACCATCAAACAAACCAGGTACAGGTAAACTATATTACATAGGTAATTGGGCAAAAGATATTTACGACAACTATACTGAAAAACAAGCGGAACACATTTTTTCTAAAGTAGAAAAGTTAAAAAGTGAGTTAACATTTTTTCAAGTAAAGATACCATCATTTACAGATGATGAGGGTAAAGAGTGGAGTGGATACGAGTATTATGCTAAAAAAGTTTAAGTCTATCAGTACATATAAAATAATAATTTCAGTTATACTATTTCATATTATTATATTTGTAACAGGCACTTTTTATCCAAATCCATATACAAAACACTTAATTAAAAAAGATATAGAAGCATACTATACTAAATGGGCAAATGAATTAGGTTTACAAGAACCTGCTTTTGATTATAACAATGATATTCAATTTGTACAAGCTGTCCGTAAATGTGTGGATTGGGTAAACTTTGAAACACCAAGAACTGAAAGAGTACCAATGGAAATGATTGTTGCTCAAGCGGCATTAGAATCAGGTTGGGGTACAAGTCGTTTTGCTAAAGAAGGTAATAATCTATTTGGTATTAGAACTTATGATAAAGATGTACCACATATGTTATTAGAAGGTCGTACAAAGTGGAAAGGTTGGGGTGTTAGAAAGTTTAATACTAAATGTCAAAGTGTACAATTTTTTGTAGAACTTTTAAATAATCACCCAGCGTATGAAGAATTTAGAGATGTTAGAACTAAGATGTTAGTTTTAGGACAACAACTTGACGCTAAAGTTTTAATTAAAACATTAAAGGCATATTCAACCACAAAAGATTATGCTGAAAGAGTCAATTGGATTGTAGATACAATTAGAGAACAAGAAGAAAAGGTTGCTGAAGTACAAATAGAAATAAAACCAGATTCAAAAACAAACACAGTTGCTCCAAAAGAAAAACCTAAACAACTATAGACATAAATATTATCACTATGTTTTTAACTATCCTAACTTTTTTATCTGCTATTAGTATATCTATTATAGCGGCAGGTTATTCAATCATAGGTCTAGCAACATTGTTTGCTGGAGCAGTTATACCTATTATTGCTATGGGCACAGCATTAGAGATTGGTAAACTGGTCGCTGCCAGTTGGTTGTATAATAATTGGCGATCTTCACTTGTTCCTAAAACTTTAAAATTATATTTGTTTAGTGCCATTATTGTTTTGATATTCATTACATCTATGGGCATCTTTGGATTTCTATCGAAAGCACACCTAGACCAAGTTAAACCACAATCAGGTAACGCTTTAAACATACAAGTATTAGATAAACAAATCAATCAACAACAAGTTATTATTGATCGTGCTGAAAAGACTTTAAACAGTTTAGATAAAGCACTTGACAAATATATTGATATGGAATATGTTAGTAGGGGATTAAAAGAAAGAGAAAAGCAAAAAACAGAAAGAGAACAACTGAACAAATCCATATCCGAAGCAACGGCAAAAATAGTGGAGTTGAACAAAACCAAAAGCACAATAGAGTTAGAACAAATAAAAATTGAAGCGGAAGTAGGACCATTAAAGTATGTTGCTGAATTGATTTATGGTGATGACGCAAAAAGTCATTTTGACGAAGCTGTTAGAATTGTCATACTTATACTTATATTTGTTTTTGACCCTCTCGCTGTATTATTATTGATTGCTGCTAATATATCATTAAGACAAATAAGAATGAAAAAAAGTTTAACACAAGTAAGTAAAGAAGAAGAATTAGAGAAAAAGTTAGAAAGATTACAAAGTCGTAATGAAAAGTTAAAAGAAAAAGAAAAAGATTATAAAGGATTTATTGAAAAATTGGGTGCTAAAGAACTATCTGATTTGGATCCTGATGAAATAAAGATAAAATTAGATCAGGTAATGGATTGGAACGATAAATCAAAGTAATTATGCTTGACAAATATATCAAATAATGATATATTAATATTATGGAGGCAATATGATATATAATGAAGACTTGATTAGAATAAAAGGTGATATTGAAAAAAAGAAACATAGACTTGACAATTTAGCAAAAGTATGTTCTAATGTTGAATCAGATGAAATGAAATCTATGTGGTATAATAAATTAAAAAAGTTAGCCGAACAATATAAGATGATGGATTACTTTAGAAAGTTGATACACTAATGAATATTTTTTACGTTGATAAAGATCCAGTAAAAGCTGCTCAAATGTTAGTTGATAAACACGTGGTCAAAATGATTTTAGAATCAGCACAAATGCTTTGTACTGCTAAACGTGTTTTAGACGGCACAGAATATTTTGACAAAACAAAAAATGGTCGTAAGATAAGAAGATGGCGATTAGATAACAACAACGAAGAAGCAATCATATATAAAGCAGGATGGTTAGGTCACCCTAGTACACAATGGGTGATGAAATCTGCTTACAATTACATATGGTTATATCAACATATGATGGCACTTAATGAAGAATACAAAAAAAGATACAATCACACAAAAGACCATATGTGTATTCAAAAGTTAGGTCAGTTGTTAAAGACACCACCCAAAAATGCTAGAATAGATGTAAAGGGTACAGACGCCACACCTGCTATGCCAGACGAGTGTAAAGTACCAGGTGATAGTGTAGCAAGTTATCGTAATTATTATATTATGAAAAAAAGAAGATTTGCTACTTGGAAAGCTCCTGCTAAAATGCCAGATTGGTTTAAAAAAGGATTGAATGAAGAAGCAAATCATAGATAATTTTTTACCTAATGATGTATTTAATAATTTAAAAAATTTAGTTATGGGTAATAATTTTCCTTATCATTTTCAAAACACAGTAGAAAAAAAAGATAGTGATGATGATAAATTTTATTTTACACATATTTTATATGATGAAAAAATTAATAGTCCATATTTTGATTTATTTAAACCTATCATTGATAAATTAAATCCTAAAAAATTAATTAGAATGAAAATAAATTGTTATACACGTACAGAAAAATTAGAAGAACATAAACCACACACAGATTATCCTTATGAAAATTTAGGATGTGTATTGTCTTTTAATACTTGTAATGGATATACTAAATTTGAAGATGAAACAAAGGTAAACTCAATTGAAAATCGTGCTGTGATATTTGAAGCAAACAAACCTCATAACAGTACCAGTTGTACAGACACACAAGCAAGATTTAATATTAACATAAACTATAATTAGGAGATATATAATATGGATGAACTAGAAAGATTGTCTTATGAAGAATCATTAAGACAAAAAAAAGAAAGGCAAAATAGAGGGCTAAATATGTTAAGACCTTTTACGTTTGAAGAAGAAAAAATTTTACGTGATGGATTAAAAGATAATATTGAGGATTAAAAATGACAAAAGAATATAATAGAGAAAATATGATTAATGCAATAGAAGAACACGCTAGAGGTCATATTGCTAAACATAAAATGAATATAGAAGTTTATTTAAAAAATGCTGCTGGTGTTGGTGAACATCCAGATATAATAGAAGCAATTGAAAAAGAATTAAAAGTGATTGCTGAATATGACGATCAATTAGAGGTCTTAAACAAATACTTTAAATAATGCCTACTTATACTTTTCATAATAAAAAAACAGGCGAAGAATTTACTGAATTAATGACTATTTCTGAAATGGAAGAGTATTTAAGTAAAAATAAACACATTTCACAAGTTATTAATTCAATAAATATTGTTAGTGGAATATCAGGAAGAAGTTATCGAACAGATCAAGGATGGAAAGATAATTTAAGTAGAATTGCCGAAGCACATCCAAATAGTGCTCTAGCAGATAGATATGGCAAAAAATCAATCAAACAAGTTAAAACACAACAAGTAGTACAAAAACATTTAAAGAGGAAAAAATAATGACAGACATACCAGATTATATGCGAGAGTTTGATATGAATGTTGATTTTGGTTTTACACCAGTTTCATCTAAACCAGAAAGTGAAAGTACACCTACTGTTGATCCTAAAATACTAGAAAATTCAAATTTAGAAATCTCAAAAGTGAAATCAGATGTAACATCTATAAAAGCGATGATGAATGAGATAATGCAAATTGTAGCTGAAAAAGAAACAATGAACAAAGAATTAGCAGACGCAGGTATTCAACAAAGATTTAAAGATATTGAAAAGGTAATATTACCATTTTTATATAATCTATCTAAAAGTGAAGAACCTTATATACATTGGCCGAATAGAGGACCAATTATTAAAGCACAGATAGAAAAAATCTTAAAACTAACAAGAGGATAATATGAACATAAAAGCAAAACATAAAGAACTCAAAACAAAAGTTAATGAAGTTGAAAAACTTAGAAATAATGATAGATCGACTTACAGTTGGTTAGAATTAAGAGAATTAAAAAAACTAAAACTAAAAGTAAAGGATAAATTGTATGCGATTAAGCAAAAGCTTCACGCTTAACGAATTAGTGAAGTCGCAAGTTGCCGAAAGGGAAGGGATTAATAATAATCCTAGCGAAACACAAATCGAAGCGTTACAAAGACTATGCGAGAACATACTACAACCAGTCCGAGATCACTTCGGTATGCCAGTAGTAGTATCAAGTGGGTTTAGAGGTGGTGAATTATGTTTAAAAATAGGTTCATCATTAAACTCACAACACACAAAAGGTGAGGCAGCGGACTTTGAAATTTTTGGTATTTCCAACCAAGAATTAGCACATTACATAGATAAAAACTTAGACTACGATCAATTAATATTAGAATTTTGGAAACCTGAAGATAAAAATAGCGGATGGGTACATTGTTCTTATAAAAATCCTGAAGAAAATCGTAAAGAGTTTTTAAGAGCATATAGAGATGACAATAAAAAAGTATGTTATGAAAAATACTCATACATAAAATTTGCTGGAGAAACACCATCAAAAGAATGGGTAAATGATGAATATGCTAAAAAAGGCATTTAAATCAGACTTGACATAATAGATTTATTATGATATACTATGAGTTTATGAAAGGTGAAATATGGCTAAAAAATTTAAATTTATACAATTAAACGAAGACTTACTACCAAAAGTAAAAGGCAAACGTGTAGATGGTTTTAGATTTTACGATATACAAGGTAAAAACTATCCATCTATAACGTCTGTCTTATCAATCAGAAAAAAAGACGAATTACAAAAATGGCGAGATAATATTGGCGAGAACGTTGCCAATTGGGAAATGGGTAGAGCAGCACGTAGAGGTAAAGCAACTCACACTTTAATAGAACAATATCTCAAAGGCGAAACACCTTCAATTAGAGATGTATTACCATTGGGTTTATTTAAATTAATGAAACCATATTTAGATCAAATAGATAATGTACATTGTTTAGAAACTGTAATGTTTAGCCATAAATTAACGGTTGCTGGACAAGTAGATTGTATTGCTGAATACAATGGTAAGTTGTCTGTAATTGATTTTAAGACAGCAAATAAAGAAAGACAAGAAGATTGGGTAGAAAACTATTTTTTACAAACTACAGGTTATTCAATGATGTATGAAGAAATTTTTGGCAAAAAAATAGAACAACTTGTTATATTAATTGCTGCTGAAGATGGCACAATGGTTCCATTTATAAAAGATAGAAAAGAATATGAACAAATTTTAATAGAATCAATAGAAAGTTTTTATAAATATTATAAACTACAAAACGAAAATAAAGTCAAAAGTTGAAGAAATAAAAAAGGTGATTTAACATATCCTACTTGCGACCATAACTGCTAAAGGGAATCAATGAAAAAACTAATAATAGGATTACTACTTTTTTGTACAACAGCATTTGCCAATCCGTGGGGATTTTATCAGATACAAATGCCTGTTGTTTGTGGCACACCAGATGCCATTGAACGATATCTTACAGCAAAACAATTTGAACCTGTAGGTATCAGTTTAGGAAGATCAGGCAGTAAACCAGATGGCGAACCGGTTTATTTGATAACATTTTTTGCTAACGAAAGAAATGAATCATTAGTGACTATGGATATACCATCAGGTGTTGAAAGATGTATATTGTTTCATTCTTTTGATACGGCATTATTACCTCCTAAACAAGGTTTATAAAAGAATTTAACGTTGAAGACTAGATAATAGTCAATAGGGACGGCGGTGCGATACCGCCCACCTCCACCATTCACTTAAAACATCTTAGGGTGCTTTAGGGGGGTGATATAGGTTCGACCGTTGATAAAAACTAGTTGGAGTTAGATCGCTGACAACGTAATGTCAAACTATAAATGCTAACGAAAGTTATGCTATGGCTGCCTAATTAGGCAATCGGCGTTAGGTGAGTACGTGGCAACAGAAACTCACCATTGACAAATACTGAAAAGTATGATATATTATAAATAACAATGCTATAACACACAAACACACAGGAGGATATTATGGCAACAACAACTAAAAACGCTTTTGAAATCAGAAGCGATCTATTAGGTCTTGCTAAACAATTAGCAGACTTCAATTTCAATGCTCAAATTAAAGAGTATGAATATTCAATCAAAAAAGACGGCGATCAAGTAGTACAAGAATTTAAAGCTCCTACTATATCGGCTGACGACATCATTGAAACAGCAAAGAAGTTTAACGACTTTGTAACTAATGGTGATGTAAATAAAACTATACAGGAAAACATTGAAAAAGGTTTAGAAGTAACTAAACCATATGCTGAAGCATATCAACAATATGTAAAAGCATTTTACCCTTTTCTGAATAAGAAAGCGTAATAATGATACCGTATAATTTCTGTGAGTGGAAATATATCACTTACGGCAAGAAAAAAATGAACAAATTAAAGAAATATAAAAGTTTGATATTAATGAGTATGATACCAAGTATAACTTTAATTTGGATATTATTGTTGATTTTACAACAATAATGGTATAATGGGCGGTGAAAGCTAGCGGGAGTAACCGCCCTTTACTTTTTATTAAAAATATGATATAATGTTCATATGATTAAAGTTTATTGGGCACCTTATTGGAATGATACAACAACTGATTGGAATATATTATATGAAGATCCTATACAACAAAATCAAAATACTTTTTCTTTCAAAAATCCTATAACTACTGAATTTGAAGTAGTTAATGATAACATACGTTATCTATCAAAAAATAATGTCAATGTATTTAAACAAGGTACTTTTCAAAATAGAGATGATTACAAATATTATGTTAGATACGGTATGAGTTTTGTATTTCATAGTGATGAATCAGTTAATTTAAA